CCGTCAGCGCCCGCTTCATCTTCAGGTTTTCGAAGTTGGCCTTCGGTGCGCCGCCGGCCGTCTGGACCACTTGATAGACAACCGGGTACGGCGTCGCTTTCGACGGATCGGGCGGCGGCTGGAAATACAGCGTCTGCCCGCGCACCCAGACTCGGACGCCCTCGAGCTCCGCGAGATAGTTGAGGATGTCCCACTCCGACCTCTCGTCCGCCATGTTGACGTGGTCGATCTCGTAGTACTTCCCAACCTTGGTCGTCGTGGCCTGCACAGCGGCCGTAAGGCCGTGCTTTTGCGCGAGCATCGTCGCGATCTGCGACGACGTCTGGTTGGGCCACTTCTGCGTGGTTTTGGTGTCGATGAAAACCCGCGTGAGGTCGCGGCCGTCGACCTCGATCGTGTTGGTGACCGGGTTGACCGTTATGTGATCGACCTGCCCGTAGATCCAGCTTTTGAGGTCGTCGGGCGTGTACGCAGCGGGGTTCTGCGGAAAGCCGATGAACAGTTCAACGAACATGTCCCGCTGCTCGGAAAACCATGCTGTGTTGCGGTCGTTCGGCAGCCGCGAGCCCGAAAAACTGCACCGGAAAGTATCGGCGCTGAAGAAGTTGTTGTTGTCGACGTCGAACGTCATCCAACCGGGGATGAGAACCCCGTTCACCTTCACCGCGCCGCGCGGGCGCCGCGCGGACGGTTGAAGGAATGCAGTCATGGTCATTTACGAACTGAGAATGCCGCCACTGGTGCCGTTGTTGTACGGCGGGATGATGAGCGTGTTCACGCCCACGAGCGTCGGGTCGCTCAGGTTGTTCGCCTGCGCGATCTGTGTCCATGCGGTCGCGTCGCCGTACTCCTTCGACGCGAGATCGAAAAGGTTGCCGCCGCCCACCGTCACGATCCTTCCGCTCGAGCTGATCTGGGTCAGATTGCGCTGCATGCGACCCAGCAGGGCGTTGATCTGTACGTACTGCATCTGCATCGTCGTCGCATTGAAAATCGACTCGAACTTCGCGACGTTCTGCGCGATAGGCAGTGACGGCAGCACGCCGGCGGGCACGCCCACGCTCGCCAGCAGGCTATCTACCTGGCTGATGGTCGTTGAGACGTACCGCGCCGCGTTATTCAACGGTTGCAGCACCGTCGAAATTTGGCTGAGCGACGCGCTCACGAACGTCTTCACGTTGCCGACGGCCGTGCTGACCGAACCCATCAGGCCGGACAACGTGAGGTCCCCCGTACTGGCCGTCAGCGCGTTCGCCGCGTCGAGGTCACCGTCGATCGCGTCGTCGGCGTCGAAGCCGGCGTCAGCGTAGATCGGTGCCGTCAGATCCTGCAGCACCTCGCAGGTGATGCGATACGGAATCTGATAGAACCGATAGTCGGGATCGAACAGCCGGATCATCACGAGCAGATACAGCTCGTCCCACGAGAGGGCAACAGGCAGCGCATCGTTCACCATCTGCTGCACGATGCGCGCTCGATCGAGCGCAGACTGTCCATCTGCCGTCGGCATGAAGGTGCCGGTCCAGACAATCGGCGGCGGGTCAGTGCCGAGCGCCTGAATATCCCGGACACCTCCGACCATCTTCTTGATCGCGAGCCGCTGCTCGGTGCTGAACGGGATGCGCTCGGGGACTTCGAAATCCTGAAAGACAAAGTCGCCGAGGACGAGAGTTATATCGCTCATTTCAGGCCGGGCATTGGGAGGCTGAGGTTGTTGTCGATGCCGCCGATGTGCAGGCCCGATCCGAGAGGGCCGGCGAAGTACGGCGACACAGCATTGGCGACCTTGCGGCCGTCGATGTTGATGGTCGTGTGCACGCTGCCGTTCCCATTGCCAGAACCGCCCGACACAGAACTGCTCGCGTGCGAAGGCTCGGTCGGTTTGTTAAGGCCGAAAAAGTCTCCGAGCACGCCCCAACGGCCCCGGCCATTTTGCAAAGACGGATCCTTCTCAATGGCCTTATCGACCTGCGCGTCCGTTGTCTGGTGGCCAATAGAGCGAAGGATGCTTGCGCCAGTGAGCAACATCTTCGTGATGGCAGGGAGCATCGTCCGGCCGAACTCCGTCTTGAAATCGGTCCACGCGGCTGTAAATTCGGCTTCGGCGCCGGCGGGCGAGTTCTTGTATTCCTTCTCGAGATCGTTCAAGCCCATCGCACCTTCCGTTACGGCGACGTTCTTTTCGATCTTGTGACGCTGAAGGTACATCTGGGCGAATGCGTTGCTGGCGGTGCGCTGGCTGAAGATGGTGTTCAGCTCGTTGACCATCATCTCGTCGGTGATAGCGTCACCTGTGACCAGCTTCTTGCCAGGCCCGATGACGCCAACCTGCCGGATGGCGGGCACGAGCACTTTCAGGAGGTACTCGAACTTCGATGTGTCGTAGAGCTGCGAATCCTTCAGTGCGCCAGGAAGAACCCGCTTGAGCGTGCCGATCTTCGTGTACTCGACCATCTTCGAGTCGATGATGCCTAGGCGTACCGCTTCCTTCATCGCCTGCACGGTGCCGCGCCCCATCGCGAGGTTCTGGTGCGCACTCATGAGGGCGGTACCGAATCGGCTGCCGCCCATTTCCTGAATCATGGGCGCCGATTCTTCATAAAACGACTTGTTCGACAACAGGCGCGTCGCTACGCCGCCAGTCTTCATGAACGCCAGCAAGTCCGTGGGAGTGACCAGGCCAGCGGAGCCAGTGAGCACCTTTTGCGCGAAGTCGGCCTGCTTGAACATCTCGGCTTCTGAGTTGGTGCCGCCGCGCATTTCGATGACCTTGCCGAGCGCCTGGAAGGTCTTGTTGTCGAACCGGTTGCCTTCCTCGCCGAAGACGCCCTTGTTTGCCGCAAGCATGCGGGCAAAGAGCGGCGTGATCGCCTTCGCCTCTTCGTAGTTGCCCATCACCTCGTGCATGTCGCGCAGCATCGTCATGCGTTCGGTCATTGAAATGCCGAACTGTTGAGTGCCGCGCGCGAACTTGTCGGCGTCCTCGTTCACCTGCGCACCGAGGTTCAGCGTTTTGAAACGCTTGAACGCCATCTCGTACTCTTTGCCGGCCTCATAGAACTTGTGGCCAACGTAGACGGCGACGCCAGCGGCGGCCAGCGGCACGAGCATGTCGCTAGCGAGACCCATTCCGACGCCGCCGACGCCGATGCCGTGCGGGCCGAAATGCATGTTGCCGCCGTGCACTCCACCACGATGACGGCCGCCGCCACCGCCGGCACCGCCACCGCCGGGCAGCATCGGGGATACACCACCCGGCACACGGCCCATGGCGCGCATCGCTGCGATCTTCTTCTCCAGAAGATCTGCCTCGACGTTTGCGCGGACTAGTTCCTTCTCGAGTCCGATGCCGCCTGTCGGAATTGCGCCCTTGACGGCGCGGAGGTTGCGCTCGATGAGCAGGGATTCGGCGTTGACGCCCTTCAGGCTCGCATCCAGCGCCTTTGATGCGGCGGCCAAGTTGCGCACGCCGACGACTTCGGCCCCCATCTTCTGCAGACGCTTGTTGACCTGAAGGGCCAGCGCATCGACCTTGGCAAACTGCTCCGACAACTTCAGCAGTTGGGGCGTGATCAGGTCGTGGAGCTTGAGAGTCGTTCCGATCGAATAGACGTCAATCATTCTGGATTACACTCAAGCACTTACCGTTGGAGGGGATATGGACGTCATTTTTCGCGCCCATGAATGGCTGGCCGACCGCTTTTCGTGGATTCAATACCCAAAGCCGCGAGTGACGAGCCTGAGCGGGCATCTCCACGGCTGGCGCGCGCGATGGGCCACCAGGCCGCCGATGAACAAGGCCGTGGCCATTTGCATGCCGACGGCAATGCTGTTCGTTCCTTACATCGGCGTCTTTCTCGCGATCGCGAGCGTCATCTTTCTGTTCGCGTACTTCAGGCGCTGATCCGGGGGCGCCGCCAGCCGCGCGACGCGAGCCACGCGAAAACCGTCATTCCGAGGATCCTCTGCACGCGGGGCCGGCTGTGGATAGCGGCCGGTCCGAGCACCGGGCGCGGCGGCTGCTTGCTGGTGCCAAGGTCGAACCAGACGAGGTTTTGATCGTTGGAGCCGACGGCTGCCTCTTCACCGTTCGCCGTTCGCTTGACGGATCGCTGCATGGTGCCATCGCGATAGCCCGGGTCGTTCTCCGAATAGCCGAGCCGGGACCGCTCCGCCTGCGTCGATTCCGCGAGCTCTTCCCAGGCGGCATAAGGGCCAACTCCGCCTTGGTACTCGCCGATCAAGCCCTGCGCGGTTTTCTGGATCTCTTCTGCCGCACGGTCAACGGCGTGATGCTTCACCTCCGGAGACTCAAGCGCGAGCCGCTCGAGATGTGCGGCGAAGGCTCCAAAGCTTTTGAATTCCTTCATTCGTCACTCTCGAACGTTCTGGTTGCGAAGTTGTAGCGCTTGTTGCTCGTCTGCTCGGAGCAGATGATTGACCACGCAGTTCGCGTCGTGCCGTCGATCTCGAACGCCACATCGAAGGGCACGCCGTGACGCACCAACCACAGAGACTGGCGCGTCGCGGGGTCAGCGACTATTTTTTTGCGAGGTCCTCATCGACCTCCGTCTTCTCGGTGAAGTGCTGTTCGAAAGCCTCGGACACCGAGACGATGCCGTCGTCGTCCAGCCGCTGGTACAGTGCCTCGATCTGGTTCTTGTTCGACGGCGCCGGTACCGGACTACCGTCGATGGCGGCGACGAACATGAGGGCCCATACGTTGCTCACCCACAGACGATTGGTGGACGACTCACCCATCGCTTCGATGAAGCGCAGACGCGTGATTGGATTGGGCTTGCGCATCGTGATCGTGCGGCCGCGGGCGTCGGTGACCTGCACCTCGGATGCCGCATGAGCGACCACTTGAGACGACGGAGCCATCGCGGCGCCACCGGGGTTGACCGTCACTTTGCTCATGAAAACCTTCCTTTAGGCAATGCGGATCTTTCGACCCGCTTCGAACGAGAACTTCACAACGACCTTTTCTTGCGCACGCCAGGTGCCGCTGTCTTCGGGATAGAGCGCGACGTCGCTGTATTGCCATTGCGAGACTGAGCCGTCGAGCTCTTTGACGGTCTGCGTAATGAAGATTTGACCGGGCGGCAAGCCTTCGAAGTAGGCGGCCTCGGCGTCAGCGAAGTAATCGTCGTAAGACGAATCCTGACGATCCACCTCGAAGGTGCCCGAATGGCCGTCATAGATCGCGCGACGAAGAATGCGGCCATTGAGAGGATTGCTCTTGAGCTTGAGCATTCCGGGCTTCGACTCGAAAGAAACGATGTTGCTAATCGTGACCGGCCCGACGTTCGAGTCGATGATCGTGACCTGCGCGCCGTCGCGGCCAATATTGAAAGTATTTTCGCCCGCCATGTGCGGCTCCCGAAAAGGAAAAGCCCGCGCGAGGCGGGCGGAAAGGCTGGATTGATAAGGCTTAGCTGACCGACACGCTGACCGTCGAGCCGCCCTGCAGTGAGATCAGGAACTCACGAACGATCGACTGGAACTTGACCTGCACCAGGCACTGCATGAGGCCCAGCGAGACGTTGTTGTCGGGGTTGTTCGATGCGTCCAGCGTGACCTTGTACGGCTGCTTCGTCGGATTGTTGACGTCCCCGATGTACTTGCTGGTCAACCACAGGCCGGAGAGGAACGCCGAGATCGCGTCGCGTACTTCGGTGCGCAGGTCATCGGTCTGCGGGTTGCCCACCACATAGCCGAAGTTCGCCGCGAGCGTCAGCGCGAGGAAGTTCGTCATCGTGGTGTACGACTCGCTGTTCGTCGACGCGTCGCTCGACGTGTTGCGGTCCGTCTGGAACGAGAAGTAGTTGCCGCCCGGCGACGGATTCGCGAGGAAGTCCAGGCGAGCCTGCACGGCAGCCAATGTTTCGGGACCGGAGTACTGCACCTGCTGAATCGAGCGCTGCGTACCGACGATGCCCTGAACCGGCTTGTTGAGTGTCGATTGGTTCGGCGCGAGATTCGCGCGCATCGGCCCCCAGATCGTTGCCGGGCCGAGCATGCGCTGCACGTTGTTGATGTTGTCCTGCCAGTACACCCAGTCACCGACAAGGCACTTGAGACCGTACGTGTCGGCGCCCGCGGTGTTCAGGTTCGTCGAGACAGTCGCGATCGACTGGCCCGGTTGCCCCTGCGCCGCGCCGAAGATGCCGAACTGCTGGCCGAACAGGCCCATCGAGCTCCACTGCGACGACGTCGAGTGGTCAACGAGGTTCATCGTTTGCACGCCGGAACTCTGCAGCGCGTACATGCCGCTCGGTGGGGTCGTGTTCGCACCGATCTGCGTTGCGTCCGTGACGCCGGCCGCGCCGTCGGTACCACCCGAAAGCGTGACCGAAGTCAGCGCTGGTACGGCCGCCGATGTGCCGATGGTCGCGATCGCGAGCTGCGACGGGCCGCGTACGCCCGACTGCCCCAGATTGATCGCGTTCACCAAGTTCAGCCAGACGCTGGTCGCAAGCGTGACGGATCCGCCAGTGCCAGCGCCGCCGCCCGACAGCGTCGCGGTCGCGCTCGTGTATCCGCTGCCCGGGTTGGTGATCGTGACCGCGCCGAGCCCCCACACGAGATTCACCAGCGCGCCGGTGCCCGAGCCCGACGTCGACTGCGGCGCCACCGGGTTCGTGGGAATCGGACCGCCCGAGAGTGAGCCAGCATTCGCGACCGCGAGCGAGGTGATCGCGCCGGACGCCGCTGTGACAGTGAGCACGACGCCATTCGCCAGCGTGATCGTGTCGTTCGTGACGTAGCCGCTGCCGCCGCTTGCGCCGCCGCCCGTCACGTTTGCCGATACGACTTTGAGTGAGGCGTTCGCCGCCGCCTGCACGCCGTTCGCGCCTTGCGGCGCAGAGATAGCGAGGTTCGGGACGGACGTGTAGCCGGTGCCCGGCGTGACGGTCGCGCTGCTCACGCCCTGCGTGAGGTTGTCGAAGACTTCGGGCTGGAAGCCCGGCAGCGCAAGTGTCAGCTTGTAGCTGTTCGGCTTCGTGCCATTGGACGTCGTCGCGACAAGGCTATTGCCCAGCGAGCCCGTGTAGTAACCGGTCAGCGTCGCGCCGGTCGCGTTCGCGCCATCCTTCAGCGCGCCAGTAGCGGCCGTGTCGGTGCCGTCCGTGACACGCACCGCCACGTTGTTGTACTGGCCGAGCATGAACGCGATAGCGATCGCGGTTGCGAGGTCGCGCATGCGGTTCGTGACCGGGCCCCAGTTGGCCTGGTTTGCCTGCGGCGAACCGGTAATCAGCGGGCTGTTGACCGGCCCCCACGATGCGACACCAACCAGGCCGTAGCCATTGGTCGCGACGCCGGCGACGACGGGCGGCGGTTTGACGATCTGCACGTAGGCGCCGGGCGCCATCGCACCAGCCGTATTTAGCTGGCCATACTGGTAAATCATCGTGCCCATGTAGCGGCTCCAGAATGCAAGAAGCCGCCCGAAGGCGGCTTGCTGCGCGGTGTGAGGTGGATTACTGCGGAATTACCTTGCGGCAGTGGTGCGCGTTCTCGCTGCCGAGAATGTTTGCCACTTCGACGGCATCGGTGATGCTGTCGCCGCGGCGGTAATCGCCGAACGCGTGCACCACGACGAGCGTGCGATCAGCGACAGGCTTTGCTGCCTGCTCTTCCGTCTGTTCTTTCGTTGCCATGTCGGCTCCTAGTAAGTGCGGGTGAGGATCGGCACGCCGTCCTGTGTTTCGAACTCGACTTCCGTTGCCACGACCGTGGCGATCTGCTTCGTGACGGTCGTCGCGAACTCGATTTCGTAGTACAGGTCGCGACGGTAGACGCGCACCTTCTCCGACTCGTCGGTGATCGCGCCGCGGTGATAGCGGATGCGTGCGCCGTAGCCATCGGGCATCGTGATGAACGCGATCTGCGACAGCGCGACCTTGATCGCGTTGCCGATTGCCTTCCGAGTCGCGGGATCTGGCGCCCAGACCGTGAACTGGAAAATCTGCGCCTGCCGTTCCCATTCGGTCGTGACAACGCCGGTTGTGCCCACACGCGCGGCGCGCGCCTGAACTCCGGGCGGCAGCGTGATCAGCGGGCCGCTATTCGTCGTGCCGGGATACTTCGCCGCGATCAGACTGGTGAGGCCGGTCGCGATCGAGGTCAGCGTGTCGCTCGCCTGCACCGGATAGATGAACGCCTGATTGCCGATCAGCGCCGCGACGTTGTGCGGCGTGAAAGGAGAGGGCATCGCGCCGCCCACCGTGAGCGTTCCCTGTCCGTCGGCCAGGGTGATCGTGGCCGCCGCGATCGACATGACCTTCTGCTGCGGCCTATAGCGCGTCGTGTTCCTCTCTGTAGGGGTCGCGTAGACGCTGACGTCCGCTATGCCCTGCGGCATGTCGTTGTCGATCTGTTTGGGCAACGGCCAGCCGGGAAAGACGTTGATGTTCTTCCCAGTCACCGAAGCGTTGCCGGTGCCATTCGGATAGACGAAGCCGGTGATCTGCGCGGCGACCGTATCCAATACGTCTTGAACGTCAGCCATCACGCCTCCAGACGTTCGACAAGGAAGTTGGGCCCCAGCGAGTTGATGTACGGCGCCGACACCATGTAGCGTTGCCCGGTCTCATCGGTGATGATGTCGCCGCGGAGCACCGACTCGGGCGGCAGATTCACCGAGCGAGGCATGAACACGCGCCACAGCGAGCGATTCGCAGCGTCGGCCGGCAGGTGCGGATCAGGCCGGGCGCTAGTGCTCTTCTGCTGGATCGACGCAGGCAGATCGGAGAACAGGACCGTCTCCGCCGTTGGGTCGATGCCGCCGTATGGCTTCAGACCGCCGCCCGTCTGAACGGGCTGTCGCGAGATCGAGACTGTGCGTGGATAGATGAAGCTCATACGAACAGCTTTGCGCGGAATGGCGCGAGCAGCGCCTTCGTGTCGTCGTCGATAACCGTCGATGCGAAGCGCTCAATTGCGGTATCACCGGCGCGATAGGACTTCGTCGCGCCGATTTGCGGAATAGCGCTTTGCGCCATGATCAGGTTCGCGCACGCGGCTTTGATCGAAGACGGGAGACCGGATGCGGGAAAGCCCGCCACGTACCATAGGTTGATCTCACTGTAGTAGGCGAGCATCACGCCGGCGGGCACCCAGACCATGCCGGTTTCGAAGTCCACACCGGTGTTGATGATGGGGAAGAATTCCCAGACCGGCGGCCCACCGAAATGCGACAGCGAGGCCAGCAGGTTGAACTCGTCCACCTGATAGCGCGACGACGCGCCGCGGCGACCGTAGCCATAACGGCCTTGCCCTGCGAGCAGGCGCGCGACCGGCGTGAAGGCGAGGTTTGTCACCGGCCGGCCGTCAGGCATGAACTTGTGCTGCTTGATCGTCATGCCCTTGTCGAGCGTGCACGGCCCCGGATGGTCGAACACGACCTCTTGCAGCATCACGTTCTGGCCCGTGATCGACACGACCGCGACCGGCTCCGCGATCTGGTCACTGCCGCGATCAAGGATCAGCACATCACCGACGAGCAGCGACGCAACGCCGCCGGTCAACGGCACCGTGACGTTCTTGCCGGCCGCAATCGCGGACGAGCCGAACGTCTGCGTCGGCGAGAGCGCGGCCATCCAGCCGGGCGCGCCGGTACCGTCCGGCACCCAGACGAGTCCCTCGGGGCGCTTCAGGTACATGTCGATCAGCGTCGATGCCGCCGCAACCTGAGCCGCCGTCGTCGTGCTCGGCAACCCGTAAGTCGCGTAATCGCCGGTGGTCAGGTAGGAAGAGGGCATATCAGTTCGCTTGGAGCAAGCCTGCGACGTTGGACAGCGTAGCGGCAGCGCCGCCGGTGTTGGTCACGGTGACCTGGTACGACATGAACGGCAGCGTGTCGGCCGTGCCGATCGATGCGCTCTGTGCGGTCGCAGCCGCAAGCGTCGCAGTGACCGGCGCGCCGATGGGCACTGTGCCCGCCGCGTCGAGGAAGCGCTGGATGCTGATCGCGCCAGCCTGAGTCGACGTGAGGCCGAGCGCGAAGTACTTCCAGCCGTTCGACTGCAGGATCGACGACTGCAACTGGCCGCTGGCCGGAATCTGAGCATTCAGGCCGAGCTGCGCGGCGCTCAATGGCACCTGCAACGAGGGGCCCAGTTCGCCGCCGGCGCCGGAGTTGTCTTTGCGGAAGGTCATGTGGAGGTCAGGATCCGGTGGGTGCGTACGCGCTCGTCCTGCACTTCCAGACGTTTCGCCATCGCGAGGTCGGTCATGATCGGCGAGCGCTGCGCGACGCCCTTGTCGAGCAGATACTGCGCGAGGTCATTGCGCACGTTCGACGCTTTGCCGTCGACGAACTCGACCTTGAACGTGATCGGCGTGCCGTCCGGACCGCAGAAGTCGGACGTCGGGAATTCCTTCCCAGGCTGCACGATGATCAGATGGTCGCGCTTGCCGGTTGTCAGATACAGGTGCATGCCTTTCCTTTGGTTGCGTGAATGAAAAAGGGCACCGGCGCTAACCGGTGCCCCTCGATGCCGCTATGCGGCGCTGGACAGCTTCGGCGACGAGCTTAGTTGCTCACCACCGCCACGACAGCGTGCGCGTAGCTGTAGCCCTTCACGATCAGCGCGTCGAACTGGACGCCGACGAACTGGCCAGCGAGGTTGCCCGTCAGGCCGAGCTGGAAGATGCGCGGCTTGCCGTCGGTGCCCTTGCCGATGTACGCAATCTCGATCATCGGCTCGGTCACGATGGCGGCGTAGTAGTTGAACAGGCCGCTGCCCGGGTTGGCGAAGCCATACTGACCGGTGGAGTCCGTCGGCACGTACGGATCCGGAATCAGCGGCAGGTCGCCCGCCTGGGTG